TACCGCCGGGCTCAGGGCCAGGAGCAGCAGTGATCGGGTGAGCTTCACGAGCAGCCTTAGCGATCTGACGGAAGATCTTCTTGTCGTAAGCCTCAGCCAGAGCGTGGCCGATCTTAGCGGCGATCTCCGAACGCAGGCTGTAGTGGGCGAGAGTCTCATCCAGGTCATAGACGAACGCACTGGAAACCAGCAGGTCGTCACAGACAATGGTCTTCTCAGCCACCGGGGGATCGCCAGAACCCAGGATCGGAGTACCGGGTTCGTGGTACGAAGCCTCCATACGGCCCGTGAAGATGAACTGCATCGCCTTCCCATTTTTCAGGGTACGGCTTTGCACAGTGCCTTTGGCGATAGTGGCGCTTTCATACGCCTTGAACATTTCGCCAGAGAACAGTTTCAGATAAGTTGCATACTTGGTATCGTAAGCAGTACCAAGAGCAAGAGGAGTGGCCGACGTATTATTTACGCGACCAATAGAAGTTACGGTAGTGTTAGCCACAATAGTAAAGAGAGAAGTTTGTGTTCGTTCTCTCTAAGCGCTTAGAGAATCACATGAGTAAACATGTGTTCATTAAAGTTGTTTCTTGATGTCTGTCTCTCCAGACCGTCATGACTAAAGGTTGTCTCCCGTAGGAGGCCAATAGTCAATTCTTCCATCGGGAATCGAACCCGAACTCTTCGGCATGTCGCCTATGTCCTGACCACTGGACTATGGAAGCAGATGGACCAGCCGTGAGACGCCTCATCAGGACGAAACAGGGGACTGGCCTCTATCACACATGTGACCACATTGCTGTGGATTTCAGCCCGAGTTAGCGGGAACTATTTCTTAGCAGTCTTTGCTGATTTCTTAAATTGTGCCGCAGTCGGCGCACCACTCGATCCAGGCTTTCTCATCTTCTCACCAGAACCATTCTTGATGCGAAGACGTTTAGCGTGGATGTTGGCGTAGAGACCGGGTTTCATCAGCAGCCTTTCTTGCCGCCACTACCCTTACCACCTTTACCTTTCATGATCAGGCAGGCCAGGCAGCACCACCGGCTTGAACCTTCACACCTTTCGGGCTCAGTTCAGTCAGGGTTTGAGCAGTCTCGCCGTAAGCACTAATGAATGCCCGGCTATCAGCAGTAGGAGTTACATACTGCACAGTCACCGAAGACACCTTCGGATCAAAGGGGTTTGCTTTTGCCATGTCAGTTAATTCGTTGAATAGTGACTTGACCGACACCCGCACTTCTCAATCCAATCACCTCAGCAGCAGCACGACTAAGGTCGATGTCACGACCATGAACAAAAGGTCCACGATCATTGATACGGACATTAACGCAGCGTTTGTTTGAGGTATTGCAGACCCGCACCTTAGTTCCAAATGGAAGGGTGCGGTGTGCTGCAGTCATGGAATGCATGTTGTAGATCTCACCGGAGGCGGTGCGATTACCGTGATACGGATAGCCATACCACGATGCAAGAGAAGCGAGAGTGAGTGTCAGAGTAAGCATGAGTTCATTGCAAAGGACTTGTATATTGCTTACTCTTCCAACATCATTTAGAAGTTGAGATCGGACATCTCAAGCTTCGCTGCTACATCTGCACGGTATGCAGGATCATTGTCGTAGCGAGGATCACTCATGGCACGCACAAGTTCAGCTTGACTACGGAACCCTTGAACCTGAGACGGTGCTTTACCAGTCAGCATCTGTCCGTCATAACCTTGAGCTTCCTGGAACCTGAAAGCAAGAGCATTCACAGCGAAGTAACAGGCAAGAGGATCACCCCTTTCCATTACTGCGTCGTACATGTTGATCTCTTGCTCAGACAGGGATTCCTGAGCCCAGGCCATCATCTGACCGTACTGCTGTTCACCGCCGACGATGTCTTGCAAGTTGCTGACATCTTCAGCAGTGATGGTTTCAACAGCACCACCTTCCTCAACCTGTGAGCGATACTCCAGGTACATCTGAGCAAGGTCAGTAGGATCCATGTTCTGCAGAGCCTCAAGGGTCTCTGGTGAATACTCATCCTGTGCTTCTTGCCACAGACGCTCAAGGAAGTCGACATCTACTTCTTCGTCTTGAACCTCTTCTTCTTGTGAAGGCTCTTCTTCAGCGGTGTCAGCTTCGCGGTTGCCAAGCTTGCGTTGCAGCTCAATGTAGGCTTGTTCAAGATCCTCAGCATCTTTGAACTTACCAGCAAGCAGTTGTTGCTGTTGTTCCTCAAGGGCTTGACCTACTTGAAGTGAGTCAAGTTCTTCTGCAGAGAATTCACCGTCTTGAGCTTCAGTCGGATCGTACGTCAGTGTAGCCATTAGTTGTGATTACTTTGAGATTACCAAGACCAACTCGTTCAACACGATTGGGAACACCGATGGTCGGTTTGCCGATCTTGGTGCGTGGTGCGTATTTGTTGCCGGACTCATCAAAGAGTTCACGATCCTCAGCCGATAGGGGCTGGGGCACCGGCTTGTTCTTCTGGCGCTGGGGCCGCGAGGGGATTGCCTTGTCCATTGATCATCTCCATTGCTTGTGGGTTTTTACTTGGATCCATCAGTGGCGTCTTAGCCAACTGACCGATCTGCTGAGTAAGCATCATGTCCTTCTGGAGGTTCATGTTCTCCATCTGTTCTTGCTTCATGTCAGCAACACTCTTGACGAGGTTCAACACGTCGATGCCTTGAGCAGCAGCCAGACGCTTGATTACCTCATCACTGTTGATGTACTTCGCAAGAGCTTCAGGCCCCATCGTTTGTGCAATGGTCTGCAGGAACGAACCAAGGCTTTCTCGATCTTGTCCTCGACCCAGTGCATTAACACCAGCAACAATAGTAGGCTTAACAATGTCCTTTGGAAGACGTGGAATCTGACCAGTCTTTTGGAAGACATTGAGCTTACGGTTAAGGTACGGAACAAGGAACTCAGTTGTCAGCAAACTGAACAGTCCACCGAGTTGTTGTTCCAGTTCCATTTGAGTCATCCGTACTTCTTCAGCAGTCGTACGTTCTGACTGCCTTACAGAAAGGATGAGGAATGCCTCAGACAACCGACGTTCCAACTGCTGCATCATTTCAAATGCAGTTCGGAAGTCAGCAGTCTTTCCAACCTGAATGACACCAATGTCATCCGGTCTTCCTTGAACGATTGCACCGTTGCCTGCCTGGGCCAGCGTGGCCGGTTTGGTGGTGCTTGAGGGGGATACTACGAAGACAACCTTAGCGGCTGCTGCAGAGCCTTCTACGAGTGCCTGAGAGAGTGCTTCAAGGGAGCGTAGATCTCCAATGAATTCCTCTACTCGACCACGACCATAGACTTCACCATCAACAGTGTTGAACCGAAGAACAAGCCAAGGGTTAGCTTCGATGGGTGCTTTGCCCATTGAACCCGGAATGATCTTGTCTTCGTATTCTTGATGCCAGACAAACCTATTGTTGTCTCGGCGGATGTGAGTGTAGATGTCTGCCTCATCATTCCGTTCTGCCTCAGTACCTGCCACATCATTGGGCACAGCCATGGGGAGAACCTTCATGAGAAGCTTCTTTGAGATGCGTTCTTTTGTGACTATTTCCAGCACATTACCGTTGCCATCTCTTTCTACAACGTAGCGATTCAAGGGGTACAGCTTGAGCTGTTTCTCTCCCATGAAGATCAACGCATTACCTGTCACCACCAGATGCTTCAGTGCCTGGTGTACAACGACACGATCACTCGAAGCAGCAATGGATTCAAGGATGATACGTTCGATCTTTGCAAAGGAAAGATCCAGCTCAGACTTAGCTTCGGGAGGAAGCTCAGTACCCAATGCACTGTCATTTACCTGTAGCTTAAAGAAGCTGGTTTGAGGAGGCAGTAGTGCCAGCATCAACTTGGATGCCAGAGTGACTACCCCCTTTGCACCAACGCTTTGCCATGGTGTAGGTAGATGACGTGCTCCTTTGACCCATTCTTCCTCACCACGATTGAGGTAAGGAAGAGTAAGATCAGCAGCTTGTCTTGCTACGTTTAGAAAGTTTGAACGGTCACTTGCTAAATAGTCATACCGTGATTTGGCTGACATTGTTATTTGTTAAGAGCATTGCCGTATTGCAGTCCGCGACCAAGCAGACTTGTGCCACGTCCGTAAATACCAAGTTGACGGAGACGTGATTTAGCACGATTGAGTTTGTTGGCACCAAGAGCACCAAGTCCACCACCAGCCATCATGCCAGGACCGGGCGGCATTTCTTCTTTAGGTTCTTCCTCTTCTAGAGGAATGAATGGTTCAGGTGGTGTGCCCGTTGTACCCGTTGTTGTGGTTGTTGTATCATCATCTTTGTTCGGATCCGGTACTGCGTCTTGATCGTTCCCAGTGCCTGATCTTAAACGTCGGGGCAATGTAGTAGCAGTACTGCCTTTCGAACCGATGAACAGCGCAGAACCTTTGTCCTGCTTACCAGCGTTGCGGATCTGACGAAGGATCTGACTATCTTTACCAGCAGCCAGAGCGAACTCAGGCAGCGCCATGCGAGCAGTAGAGAGACCCTTTGTGTCGTACTTACCCTTCTGGTATTGATTCACGACTTTAGAGCCGATCATCAACCCTTTACCAACTGCTTTCTCAAGTACTCTCTCTGGGTTCTTACCCTTTGAAATCTTCGAGATCTTCAGCAGTTCCTTTTCAGACAGCACACCACTACCAGCCCCTGCAGCACGTAGGTTCTGGCCCATGGTGTTCTGGTTGCTGATCTGCTGGACACTTGTCCTAGGTGCAGTAGAGGCAGCTACTGCTGAGGGAGACGGAGTTCCAGGTGACGGTGCAACTGTTTGAGCAGTTCGTGAGTTGGGGTTGCTCGCAGCAAACGCTTGAAGTACAGCAGTAGGTGCTCCGCTAGATCGAGCAGCAGGAGCCGGTGCAGCAGCGGCAGCAGTGCGACTGTTTGGGTTTGATGCAGCAAATGCACGCATCACAGCAGCAGGTGCTCCACTGCGATTGTTATTCTTCTTAGCCATTGTTATCTTCAGTGAGACGATGGTTGATCCACTCGACCACTGAACGTTGGCCAGAGCGGTACATTATTAAGTTTGTCGGATCATCTGGATGTGGATTAACTGAAGGAAAGTTCTCCTCCAGTTCTTGTAAGATTGATTGAAGCTGCAAGCCTGATGTTTCCAGCAGGCTAAGCATATTGTGGGAGGTTGGGGTTTGCATGTTCAAAGAACGCAGGCATCCGAGCACGTTGTGTATCGATCAACCCTTCTGCTTTACCTGCATACATCAAGCTGTCACTTTGATCAAGCCAGAACTGTTTGTCCAAGTACTTGTTCTCTGACTTCTTGAGGGGTTGCATTACCCAAGCAATGGTTGCCTTCCTGAGGCGATCAAGAGAAGGAGATACAGTGAGACCAAGCTCACGACATACCAAGCTATTCGTTGCCACATGAACTTGCTCATCTCTACTGATATCAGCGCTTACTGTTCGGAGACCAGCGTCACCATTAAAGCGGAAGAATGGCAGTAGAACGAAGAAAATTGCACGCTCGGCCACCATTGCTTTGAGGACCGTGTGATCAGGATGCGCCGTCCAAGCATCGCGGAGTCGCATGGCTTCGGCTTCAGCAACTGGGTCAGTGCCGAGAGCTTGGGCGATGTAACCGAGAGCCAAGTCGTGGTTCTCTTCGTCTTTGATGTTGGATCGCAGTAAGTCCCGCGATAGCTCTGGAACTTCATTCTTCAAAGCTTCATTAATAAAGTCGCCAACAGGAAGTTCCATGTGGCGTAGGGCGAGAGCCCGGAAGATGGTTTCCTCCGAGCCCTCAACAAGTTGACCAGCAGTGGTTTGCACTGGGGTCCACTTGCGTTTACGATTAGATAGTTTCTGATAGGGGTTCATTCGCCGCAATTACAATCTGGAACAGGGTCATCTTTAAACAACTCGTCCAGGTAATCGTCGATGTCAGACTGAGACAACGCAGCGTATGCGTCGGACTTATCCTGAACATCTCCCATCAC